GCTGCACCTTATATCTTTAAAAAGTTTAAATCAGCACATAAGGTAGATAAAGTTAATACTGTATTCCTTACAGATGGTGAATCAAACTATCCTGTTATTGGAAGAAGAAGAGATTTAGAGGATGAAGAAAGATCATATCTTAGTAGAAAATCTTTAGCATATAATTATTATGAATCTGTTATGTGTTTTAAAGATCCTAAGAGTGGTTATTCTATGATAGATATTGGAAAAGGAACTAATTGGCAATCTAGAGGATATGCTATTACTACTGCTTTTATTAAGTACTATAAGTGGATTACTGGATCAAATGTTATAGGTTTCCGTCTATCTCAACCTTCTGATATAAAACATATTATTCGTGCTACTAATAAGAACGATAATACTTATCGTAGAGAGTGGTCAAAGAATAAACATTTCATTATTGATTGTCTTGGTTATAATGAATTATATGTTTTAGAATCTTCCAGTGATTTTAATGGTGAGAAAGCTGTTATACAAGCTGAGAATGGTGCTACTAAGAGTAGAATCCGTAACCAATTTAAAAAATATATGAAAACTAAGATGTTCAATAAGATAATCTTATCTAAATTCGTGGCCCAAATCGCTTGACTTCTGGGCCCATCCATACTATAATAGCCACATAACCAAAAAGATTAATGACCATTTCCACTGACTTGATGATTTCCGATCTTAACAACAGATACGGATCCACTGTAACACGTAAGCAATTAACTGAGTACGCCAAGTCTATCGGAATTTCCCTATCGACAGCTTGTACTAGAATGAAAAACTACAAGACTGGTCGGGGTGTATATGAATTGACTGTTAAAGAAAAACTTGAAGAAAATTTCAGGACAATGACTGGCGGAACAGTTGAGAGTAATAACTTAGTTCCTGATAAAGATCAGTTCTTTGTTCCATTTGGAAACTTTAGAGATGTAAAGAAAGTTATTTCTTCACGCCATTTCTATCCAATTTTTATTACTGGATTATCTGGTAATGGTAAGACAATGGGAGTTGAGCAAGCTTGTGCTCAATTGAATCGTGAAATGATTAGAGTAAACATTACGATTGAAACGGATGAAGATGATCTTATTGGCGGTTTCCGTCTTGTTGACGGCAATACCGTCTGGCATAATGGCCCAGTCATTGAGGCTCTTGAAAGGGGAGCAGTACTCTTACTGGACGAAATCGACCTTGCCTCTAATAAGATTCTCTGCTTGCAATCCATACTTGAAGGTAAGGGTGTGTTCCTCAAAAAAATCGGTAAATGGGTAAGACCTGCTGCTGGTTTCACTGTAATTGCTACTGCTAATACTAAGGGTAAAGGATCCGATGATGGTAGGTTCATTGGTACTAACGTACTTAATGAAGCATTCCTTGAGAGATTTGCTTTGACATTTGAACAGGAATACCCATCTGCTGCAATAGAAACTAAGATACTTACTAACTATTGTACAGAGTATAACTGCTGTAAGGATACCTTTACAAATGCATTAGTGACATGGGCTGAGATTATTAGAAAAACCTTTAATGAAGGTGGTGTAGATGAAGTGATTTCTACACGTAGATTAGTACACATAATTCGTGCTTATAGTATCTTTGGTGATGAACAGAAAGCAATCAATGTTTGCTTGAATAGATTTGATGATGATACTAAACAGTCATTCATAGATCTTTATGATAAGATTCTTGCTCCTGAAGAGGAAACTCTTGATGATGCATTTGACAAAGCCGAAGACATGGCATATAATGAAGGATAATAATTCCCTTCATTATGAATAGAAAATACAATGAGGAGGAGTATCTAAAAGAGATCTCTGAATACATTGCAAATACATACCGAGGTCATTATTCTGTAGGAAATGTACAGACTCTTGACCTCATTGATTCTGTAGGTGACGCTGAAGCGTTTTGTAGAAGTAATGTTCTAAAGTATGCTTCACGTTATGACAGAAAAGGATCTGCACGTAAAGATATCATAAAGATTATTCATTATGGTATACTATTATTGCACTTCAACGATAAACGTGAGAAGGCCGATTCTATAACCGCAGGTACAACATCTGCTTTTGCTGTTGATTATGACAAATGAAAATTTCCACTGAAACACTAAACATTCTTAAAAACTTTTCTACCATTAATTCATCATTGGTGGTAAAACAGGGTAATACTATACGTACTATTTCTCCTGCCAAGAATATACTTGCAAAGTTTGAATGTCCAGAGAGCTTTGATAATGACTTTGCAGTCTATGATCTAAATGAATTTCTTGGTGGGTTATCACTTTTTAAGGATCCTGATTTTAATTTTAGTGATCCATCTTATCTTTTGATTAATAGTGGTAAGTCTAAGGTCAAGTATTTCTTTTCTGATCCTAGTGTAATTACAGCTCCTCCAGAAAAAGATATTGTTCTTCCTACTGTGGATGTAGAATTCACATTAACTGAAGAAGTATTATCTTCTTTACTTCGTGCTGCTAGTGTATATCAGTTACCAGATTTATCTTTGGTTGGTGATGGTACAGAGATTAATTTAGTTGTTCGTACTAAGAACAATGATACTTCTAATAATTTCTCTGTTAAGGTTGGTAATACAGATAAGAATTTTAGTTTTAATTTTAAGGTTGAGAATTTAAAGATTATGCCTGGCGTTTATAACGTACAAGTATCAACTGCAAATATATCTCAGTTTGTTCATGATAAGTGGAATTTGTCTTATTTGATTGCTTTAGAACCTGATTCTACTTTTGGATGATGACTTTACCTGAACCTCCTTATACTAATGGGTCTCTTTCAATAGTAGTGCCTATGGATGATTTCAAACTTATATTAAGACAGATGTGGAAGTCTCGTAAAATGGAACCTAAGATGGGTGAATTGTATGAGAAGTATTTAAAACTTACAACCTTTGAATAATGAGTGACTTTATATGGGTTGAAAAATATCGACCCAAGACAATTGATGATTGTATTCTTCCTGAGAATATAAAAGGTACGCTTAAAAGTTTTATAGAAAAAGGTGAGGTTCCTAACCTATTGCTTTCTGGGCCGCCTGGCATTGGTAAGACTACTGTTGCCAAAGCTTTGTGTAATGAGATGGGTGTTGATGTTTATGTTATCAATGGATCTGATGAAGGTAGATTTTTAGATACAGTTAGAAATCATGCTAAGAACTTTGCATCTACTGTTTCCTTACAGGGTAATGGTAAACCAAAAGTTATTATTATAGATGAGGCTGATAATACTACTTCTGATGTTCAATTACTTTTACGTGCTAATATAGAGACTTATCATAATAATTGTAGATTTATTTTTACATGTAATTATAAGAATAAGATTATAGAACCACTTCATTCTAGATGTGCTGTAGTTGATTTTTCGATTGGTAGTAAGGAAAAGGTTAGATTAGCTGGTGTATTTTTTAATAGAGTTAAAGAGATATTAGATCTTGAAGGTGTTACCTATGATGAGAAGGTTGTTGCAGAAGTCATTAAGAGTTATTTTCCAGATTGGAGAAGAGTATTAAATGAACTTCAAAGATATGCTTCTATAGGTAATATAGATACAGGAATATTATCATCAATGTCTGATGTTAATATGAAAGATCTTGCTAGAGATATGAAGGATAAGGATTTTGGTAAGGTTAGGAAATGGGTGGTTGAGAATTTAGATAATGATCCTGCTAGTGTTTTTAGAAAAGTGTATGAAAATATGTACGTTACGTTAGAGCCTGGATCAGTTCCACAAGCGGTTTTGATCTTTGCTAAATATCAATATCAGGCTGCATTTGCTGTTGATCAAGAGGTCAATACACTTGCTTGTCTTACTGAACTCATGTGCGATTGTAAATTCAAATGACTAGAACTCAAAACAAAGAAAACTATTACTACTTCTTTTGGATAGTTGCGATGGTGGCTTTTATAGTGCCACAAGTAGTTACTGCGTTTGCATATCATAGACTTGCAGACCATTTAAGTGGTACAATTAAAGTTGAGGTTATTGATAAAGAATGATACTATCTGAACAAGATACTTTATATGCAGTTGGTAAGATCAATGAGGCTTATGGTGGTATAAGTCGCATTGATGATTATTTTCGCATGAAAAAGATTGAGCGTTTGAAGGAAATTCCTCCAACGCTCTTTGGCGTTTCTCATGAGGATAGTTTGTTTCAGGATTTCTCTGTTCATCCTGAAGATATGAACTTTAAAATAGTTCAACCAGATCATTCTACATTTAATACTTTATTGGAGTTGGTTGCTTCTTTTACATATGAAGATGCGCCTGGCAAACAAATGAAGTTAATGATACAAGAAACTACTACAGGAAAAGTTGTAGGGTTTATTAAATTGGGATCACCTATTATTAATTCTAAACCACGTAACCAGTGGCTTGGTGGTGTTCCTGATCTTACTATATTCAATAAGAGAGCCATTATGGGTTTTATTATTGTTCCTGCTCAACCATTTGGATTTAATTATCTTGGTGGTAAATTACTTTCATTGATATGTTCTTGTCATGAAGTAAGAGAGATGCTAAATAATAAGTATGATACTGAAATGTGCTTATTTGAAACTACTTCATTATATGGTAACATAAAAGGTACTAGTCAGTACGATGGATTAAAACCTTATATTCGTTATAGGGGTGATACAGAATCTAAGTTTCTTTTAACTTTAC